GCAAGACCACATAGATGAGCAAGCAGAAGCGGCGGAGGTATTCGCTAGCCCAAAAACGGGGCCTGCGCTTACTGTTACGGAGAAATCGGGCCCTGTCGCTGCATCTGGCCCGGAGGTATTCGCTGACCCAAAGACGGCGGCCGCACCGGCCGGTGCGCCTGTTGCGGAAGTGCCACAAGCCACGGATCAGACGCAGCCACATGCAGCGAGTGCAACGGAAACGACCCCGGAATTTGTGGATTCTGCAAAGGAAGCGGGCGAGGCGTCATCTGGGGTTGAATTAGCCGACGGCATACCGTGGGATAATAGAATACACGGAAGCGGTCGCGGTAAACTAGCCAAAGCACCTCACGGCTGGAAGAAAAAGCGCAACGTAGACCCTGATCTCGTTATAGAAGTCGAGGCGGAATTACGCGCGGCTATGTCTGCGGGTACTGCACCAGCACCAGCATCAGCACCAGCACCAGCACCAGCACCGAGTTCGAAATCTGAGCCTCAAGCGGTACCTGTGGACTTTACAAAGCTAGCACCCGCCGAGGTGACTACGTTTCCGGCGCTCATGGCGGCCTGCACTGCCAAAGGTCTGACCGCCGAGCAAGTGCTCGCGGCTGTTAATTTCATCGGGCTTAGTTCAATACCGTTATTAGCGGCGCGCCCTGATCTTATTCCGGCCGTAGCGCAAAGCTTAGGGGTGTAACATGGGGCATTCCATTCTACCCCCCTCTTCGGCGCATATTTGGGGTAAGCCTGACGGCTGTACTGGCTGGGTGCAAATGTCGCAGACCTACCCTGACGACGAAGAGTCTCAAGCCTCGCGCGAAGGTACAGCGGCGCATGATATAGGCGCGCAGCTAATAACGGACGCGAAAACTAATCGAGTGCAAAATCATTCGGCGAGTGATTGGGTCGGGATAACTGCATCGAACGGCGTACTATTTACCGAGGAAATGTTCGACTCTGCTAAGGAATACGCCGACGACGTCATTACCGTAATGCGCAAAACGGGCATATTTGGCGGCGAGCATTTGAGAATAGAACAACGCGTCGAGATCCCAAAGGTTCACGAAATTAATTGGGGCACGCCCGACTGTTCCATCTATCACGCCGCAGGTAATGCGCTTTATTTGTGGGATTATAAGCATGGTTTTGAAGTCGTCGAAGCGTTCGAAAACTGGCAGGGCATTGACTACCTAGCAGGGTTGTTAGATTTGCACGGAATTGATGGCCACACAGACCAAAGAACTAAGGTTTATCTACGCATAGCCCAGCCGCGAGCCTTTCACCGCGAAGGTACAATTCGCGAATGGGTAATAACTGCTAGCGACTTACGGGCTTATTTTAATACGCTCAATGCTAACGCTCACGAAGCACTAAGCCCTAACGCTAAGTTTCGTACCGGTAGCCACTGCAAACACTGCACGGGTCGCCAAGCTTGCCCCGCCGCACTTAAAGCCGGTCTCGGTATGTATGAGGCTGTTAGTAAACCCGTACCGGTAGAATTGTCGCCCGACGCGCTTGGCCTGCAATTGTCAATTGTTAAGCGCGCTCGTAAACAGTTGGAATATTTAGAATCGGGATTTGAGACACAAGCCAGCGCGCTAATAAAAAAGGGAACTATGGTTCCGGGTTGGTCCGTTGAACAAAAAATCGGCCGTCAGAAGTGGGACAAGCCCGTCGAAGAAGTCATCGCGCTTGGTGATATGCTTAATTTAGATTTACGCAAAGCACCCGACGCGATAACACCGATACAAGCTAAAAAATTAGGTATTGACGATGCCGTCATTATGGCATACAGTACACACCCTAGAACCGGGCTAGAGATAGTTCCGGATAATGGAAATAAAGCAAAACAGGTATTTAAAAAATGACATCAATTACGAATATACTAACCCCCGTCGGTCGCCTAGTACAAGGCGATTGCTTCGAAGCACAAACAAAGGACGCTGAGGGCAACCCTTTAACTATTAAATTCGGCGCCAATGCCGGACAGCCTCGGGTAGATTTTTACATGGGAATTGCTATTCCTAAAACTGATCCAGGCTGGGCTGAAACATGGGGCCTTATACATGGGGTGGCCCGCGCGTCCGCTCCGTCGCTTTTTGACGCAGCCGGAAACTGTATTAGTCCGAAATTCGCGTTTAAAATAATTGACGGCGATAGTGTGGTGCCTAATACAAAAGGCAAAAAGCCATGCGAGCGCGAAGGTTTTCCAGGTAACTGGATATTAAACTTTAGTGGCGGATTTGCGCCCAAGTGCTACACCGCCAACGGCGCCGCGCTAATAACCGATCCGCTAATGCTCAAGCGTGGCTATTATGTTCGGATCTATGGCAGCGTTAAGGGCAACGGTTCAACGCAGCAACCAGGTATATTTTTAAACCACACAATGGTCGAATTAGTTGGTTACGGTGAAGAAATTGTGATTGGTCAAAGCGGCGACGCTGTTTTTGGTGCGTCACCCGCTGCAGCACTGCCCGCCGGTGCGAGCGCTACGCCTTTGGCTACGTCCGCACCGTTAGCACAAGCCCCCGCACAAGGTCCGGCAATGGCTCCACCAAGCAACGTTGCACCTGCCCCAGACTTTTTAGAGGGGCCAGCACCCGCGCCAGCACCCGCGCCAGCACCAGCACCAGCACCAGCACCAGCACCGGCCGAGGTAAAATATCTTGACGCAAACGGGACAGCGTGGACTAGCGAGCAATTGCTCTCGTTTAATTACACCGCCGCGCAAATAGAAGCATTACCGCGCGCTTAGTTTCTCCGACCTTGGCCCGCTTCGGCGGGTCCTTTTTAATTTAGAGGTGGCACATGTATTTCTACAAAAAAGGCGGTAAACAGATCCTTGATTTACGCGGGGACCTAATATTAACCCACAACGACGGACTGATAAAAGGCCGCGTAAAAAGCGCAGCGCCCGGCAGCGTTAAAAACGCAAAGTATATAGTGGCCCGAAACATGAGCTTTATAAGCAAAATAAAGGCCACATTTCACGTTATTAGGTTTATATTCGGCTCAAGCCAAGCGCTAGACGCTGACAAAGAAGGGCTTTAATTATGGCTGTTGATGTGTCCCTGGTGTGCGCCGAACTCGAGGCTATAGCCTGCATTTTTGCTGCATTTGAAAACCCAGATACAGCCGTCAAGTTGTTGGGCGACAAAGCTTGTTTTGAACAAGGTGATTTAGTTTACAGAACATCCCTTTTTAAGTGTAAATTGAAGCTGGTTATGCACCCGAGCGAGCAGGGCATACTTGATAGGGTCGAAAGGTTAAAAAAGACCGCTCGAAAACAATCGCGAGCTTTTGGTGGTAATAAAGCACGGAAAAGATCGTTAAATCGTGTCCGGTACAGTAAAGCCGTGGCCCAATCTTTTTTAGACGATGGCGAGATTGAGAATCATAAAACTTACGTCGAGTCCTACACATGAACGCTTCGACGCTCTTAGCTGGCCACCGCTTACCCGCCGGGTGCGGCTTTTCGACCGTGCTCCCAGACTTAGACTTCGAGACCTATAGCGAGGCGGGTTATACCTGGGACAATGAGCTCAACAAATGGGTGTCGATAACTAAATCACCCCCGCATGGTCTAGGCGCGGTAGGCGCGTCCGCATACTCTGAGCATCCATCGACGGAAGTGCTTAGCTTGGCGTACGATTTAAAAGATGGCCAAGGCGCAAGAATGTGGATTCCATCCATGCCTCCACCTGTTGAACTATTCGAACATATTGCCAAACTCGGGCTTCTAGAAGCCCACAACAGCGCTTTCGAGTGGTACATTTGGGCGAACGTCTGTCATGCTCGCATGGGTTGGCCTGCACTTCCGTATTGGCTTTTACGTGATTCTATGGCCAAAGCGCGGGCGTTCTCATTGCCTGGCAAATTAGCGAAGCTGGCCGAAGTACTAAAAGTGTCGGATCAGAAAATAGATGACGGCAAACGCTTAATTAATAAATTAACAAAACCGCGTAATCCAACAAAAAAAGACCCTAGAACGCGCATAAGACCAGAAGAAGAACCCGTCGATGGGCCTAAATTCTACGCTTACAACGTAGGCGACATCAAAGCAGAATCGGCCGTGTCCGCGCTTATGCCGGATTTAAGCACGGATGAATTAGAATTATGGCTGTTAGACCAATGCATCAATTTAAGAGGCGTTCACATTGACTCTGACGGCCTTAATAATTGCCTAGCGATAGTCAAGCAAGCATTTGAGCAGTACACGGCCGAACTAATAAGTATAACCGATGGCCAGGTGCAAAGTGCGGGCGAGATTGGCAAGATAATAAACTGGCTCGGGTGTAAAGGCGTCCACATGAGTAGCATTGACGCCGACCATGTAGAGGAAGCCCTAAAGCGTGAAAACTTGCCCGCCAATGCCCGCCGTGTTTTAGAAATACGCGCATTAATAGGCGCGGCCAGTGTTAAAAAACTGTTTGCGATAGATCGTCGCCGCTCCGCCGATGGGCGCCTGCGAGACTTATTTGCGTTCTGTGGCGCCGACCGAACGGGCCGATTTGCAGGCCGAGGACCGCAACCGCAAAACTTGCCAAACAGCGGGCCTGAGGTTGTGCGCTGCAAATGCGATCGCCATTACGGGTCACATTTACAAGAATGTTCTTGGTGTCGTTCTCCTAAAGCTTTTGCAGAATCTGCTGAATGGGGGATAGACGCTGTAAATGACGCGCTCACAGTTATAGCGTCGAAAGACCTAAGAATGGTAGAGCATTACTTCGGGGACGCTGTTGCGGCTGTTTCGGGCTGCCTGCGCGGCTTGTTTTCCGCTGCGCCTGGTTGCGACTTTCTTTGCTCCGATTACTCGGCTATTGAAGCCGTGGTCTTGGCTATGTTGTCGGGCGAGCAATGGCGAATAGACGTTTTTCGCACGCATGGCAAAATTTACGAAATGTCAGCCGCTAAAATATCCGGCGTGCCGTTCGAAGAATTGATCCGACACAAAGAAGAAACGGGGGAACATCACCCGCTACGTAAAAAAGGGAAAGTAAACGAGCTCGCTTTAGGGTTTCAAGGAGGCTACGGTGCTTGCGTTGCTTTTGGCGCTGACAAGTACATGAATGAAGAAGAGATCCGCGAGTCAATCAAATCGTGGCGCATAGAATCGCCGATGATAGTTAAATTTTGGTACGGATTACAAGACGCGGCCACCGCTGCAGTGCAAAACCCAGGCACTTGTTACGCTTATAACGGGTTAACTTATGGCGTGAAAGACGATGTTTTATACTGCCGGTTATTGAGTGGCCGTAAATTATCGTATCATCAGCCGAGGTTGCACCCGGACGTTACGCCTTGGGGTAAACAGGTTCTAAAACTTACGTATATGGGCTGGAATTCTGACTATAAAAAAGGGCCTCAAGGCTGGATGCGAATGGACACTTACGGCGGCAAGCTATGCGAGAACGTCGTCCAAGCAATAGCACGGGACATATTAACGTTTGCTATGAAAAACATCGAGCGCGCCGGGTACGCTATCGCGCTGCATGTACACGATGAAATTGTTAGCGAAGTAGTAGAGGGCACGGGCTCAATAGAAGAATTCGAGCGAATTATGGCAACAATGCCAACATGGGCCTCTAATTGGCCAATACGCGCCGCCGGTGGCTGGCGTGGTAAACGATATAGGAAGGATTAACATATGGCTGAACTAGATTTATGGACGCTTAAGACGGCGATACAATCCGGAAACGAAAAGTTTCATCACGGGGATGTAAAAAAAGACATGGTCGATGCATTAGACGAACTGATCGAGACTCGCGACAAGCTAGAAGAAATTAAAGAATTAGCTGCTACCCTGGTCACTCTCTCGATTAGCGGGTAGGCCTGAGTTTCTTCGGCGGTTCGCAGCTTCGACGCGTTCCGCTTCTTTTTCTTTGAGTATACAAATTTCAAGCTGAGTTTTTTGATACTCTATCCGACCCTTTCTAAAGTGAGTGTAAATCAATACTGACGAGAGAATAATACCAACCAGTGTAGCAAGTTTTCCAATGTCGTTTGGTATCATTTCAAGCGCTATGCCCATTCCTGACGCTATGGTCCCGACTACGGTGGTCCAAGCTACTTTAATATCATTAACCAAGTTATCCACGCCGTTGTTTCCTTTAGTAATTGTTTAGAGTGTACGCGAAATTATTGTCGCGGTCTAACTTACTTTCCCGCTTTTGCGTTTGCATAATTGACACCGAAACTAGCGCTGACTATGATCCCAAATAGTGTGGTTATGGGTACAAATAAAGTCGCTACTTTATCGGTGGCCACTGATACTGATAACTGCCCGCCTACTAACACGCCGTTAACAAACTCGCCGCCTACCGTTTTTCCGATGCCAAAACTTTCTAAGATTAATAATACAAGCGTAACCACAATATAAAGCGTGTAAAGGCCCGTGACCCGTCTTGATAGTTCGCGCCTCATAAGTCCATTGGGGTCTAATGTTTTGACCATTAGCACCTTCGCCTCGGCGCTCTCTTTGTCCGTTTCTATCCATTCAGACGCTATATTTTCAATGGATTTAACAGCACCCCCACTAATGAAACTTTTAATAAAACCTATCATATTTTAACCCTATGCTTGAACCAGCCATAAACGAAAGTCTCGTCTTTCTCGCGGCGCTCTGCTAACTCTATGTAAAACGCCCCTTGTAAGCAGTTAAGCGCCCGGAGTAGCGCCCTCTCGTTGCGTTGCTCTAGGTATCGAGTTAACGCGCTAATTGTGGCCAGTCCGATAATACCGTCGACTTTAAGATCACAATATAAGCCCTCGCGGTTATTTAGCACGTTAAGCGAACGCTGCAGAAATAAACCCGTGCGATTGACACCCATATTAACGCCCGTGTCGACCACCTCTTCGGTTATCGCTTCGGATAATTTAAATAGATAGTCGCCCTGCACCGCGTCCCAGTATTGCGCCTCGTAAATACTGAAAGCCACATATCTGGGTAGCGTACGCATGGCCCCCTCGTATCCGTAGGCGCGAGCAACGGCCAAAGTTATACCAAAGTTTGTCTCGCCGCCAGAATCGCTAGGGTCGTTGACATAGCCGCCCTCGACTTTGATTATTTTGTCAATTACGTGAGCCTTAAAATCAAACATTTGTATATTCCACCGCTTGCGTGGCTGTCGATATAAGCATTAAGGATGCATCGTGTATGTCGATCCCGGTAGCACTTAAACCACTCTCTAAAACAAGAGTAACTGTGCCGCCCGTATTTGCGGATGTGTAAACCCTCCCATCGGAAAGAACATAATAAAAAGAGGTCCCTGATGCAGAAAAGCCAACGATGCTTGACAGGTCAACAGAAAAACCGGTTTCTTCTGTCAAAGTTGACTTGTTCCATTTTCTTACGACGCCATTACTAACAACGGTGTATATCGCGGCGGAATCATTTGCCGAAGCTTGAGTCCCGCTCGACGCGTTTATTTGTCTGCCCGTAGCTACAAAGCTGCTGTTTAACTCTACTACGATACCCCCGTCCCCGGTTATCCACCTATTCCCTGTGGCTAAATCGTAATCTATATCATAAACTAAAGTGCGGCCCGATCGGTCCTCAATAACATTTGCGGTAATAGCATAGTCGTTGTATTGATATATTTTTTCGGGCGTGTCGTTATCCAATAAGTACTGAAATGCACCTCCGGAGTCCACATAAATAACGCCCGTTATCTGTGAGAAGCCAGCGGGCGGGGTCAGTGTTTCTCCTGTCGTTGTCCAAGTTTCAGATGGCGGTGACACAGAACCGCCTAAGCGCAGAGGCACCCAATCAACATTTAGAACGTGACCCGTCCCGTAAGTCGCCCGCCTATAACCAAATAGGATATTTCCATCTGTTACCGATGAGTTACGCGCGACTATGTTTTGGCCTCTGAAATAATAACCTGATGACGGAGGGTTAAATTCAACACTCTTAAACTGTTGGACTAGCTTCTCGCTGTAAGTAGCGCTTAAAGGATCAGAATCCGTGTAAACCAGTGTTGCCTCGTAATCCATATCTCCCGGATACAAGCCCACGCCTTTGTGTGAGGTTGAAAAAGAGGTTGGCGAAATATCTGGGTCCGAAGAAGGCTCTCCGACAATAAAGTTATTAAGTATTAAATTTTGGTTTTTCGTAGAGCCAAAGCTATACGACAGGGAAACATTAGAAAAAGTATTTCTCGTGACCGTGAGCCCTCGCAATCTTGTACTATTTATCCCCCTGCAATCACCTAACGTAGTCCACCCACCTGTAAGCGTGCCCCCGAATCCGTCACGATCTGTGTTTTTAAAATAAGGGTCACCATTAAAATTGTTATCTTCGAACGTAATATCTTGTACGGTGTCGTTGTAATCACTGTCTAAATCAACCCCAACTTTTCTAAAGTCCCTTATAATATTATTTTTAAATACTAAATCTCTGTAATGAAAATCGGCTTTCGTTAAACGCCCTACACGAAATTTTACCCCTTCCTGTCCAGTTCCGTCGAACGTGTTGTCCACTATTAAAGACTGTTGAAGTCCGTCCCTAATCTCTAATGAGCGGGCTGAAAGATGTTGATCTAATATGACGGGGTCCGCTTCGCCGTCTACTATGTAACCCGGCACCACCTCAGTATCTTTAAATCTGCTGAACATTTTTCCATAGCCCCAATCGCTATAATTATCAACAGCCGGCAGCGTTCTTTTTACAATATTACCCTCAATTAATACGCCCGAATTAACTCTTTGAGGCAAGGAACCACTAGGTCCCGTATCAGTGTTAAAATACTCATAGGTCGAATCTAGGTCCGAGGAATCTTTAGTCCAAGCCCCGCTTAACGCCCTGATGCCCACGCGTAAGTTACTAAACACGCTGTCGTATTGCTCCCTCGCGAGCAATCTCTCTATTGTATCGAGAATGGTGTTATTAGATATAATACAACTGTGTACATTAGATTCTCTTACTTCTGCTGTTGTTACTCCTTCAAGAGAAATAGCAAACCCACCTTTATTAAGTTTTATTACATTACCATCAATTACACAATTTTTAGCACTTTGTATTCTTATAGAACCAGTATCTTGTAAGTAATTACCTTGAACAATAATACCTTGTCTTGGCCTACCTGCTACTACGTTTTCAAAACCTGCCATGTTAATAGATATACAGTCATCATCATTACGTAAAAACGTATTACCAATAACACTACTGTTGTCTGTGTTCCATAAACGGCACATATCTCTTGCACTGTTAATAAACCAATTGCCATGCACGTGTGCATTTCTACATTGATTTAAAACTATACTACCAAATTCAGCGTTTTTAACCCAACACCTATTCATAGTAAAACCATCACAACCAACAAGGATTAACTGGGAGTTAGAGTTTAGTTCTCTGTATACTTCATCCCATATACCTTCTATACGCATATCTCTAAATACAACATCCGTTATACCAATAGCAGGTCTTAATGGATTGACGTACTGAAAACAAGGATTTCCTATATCATTTTCGGCGTTATATATACTTTTTATACAACTAGCGTAGCCGTCGCCCTTGACGGTCATATTACTGCTTAAGGGGATAGCTAAACTTGTTCTAAAAGTTCCCGAAGGAACGTAAAACACACCGCCACCCGCTGCAGCTAGGTACGCTTGCGCGGCTAACAATTGGTCTTTGTTGTCTGTTTGGTCATCCCCTTTCGCCCCGTATTTTAAAATATTTACAATTTTATCGATCTGCAATATTAACACGAGCCCATTGTCGGCAGTGTGGTTTCCGTATCCGTCGATTACATCGCCGTTCGAACTTGCTTGAGCGGCTGTTTTTACTAAATAAGAAGACTGTCCCCCACCGCCCCTAGCGTAATACCCCTGTGTACTGACTGTTTTATCTTCGGAAGAACTTCGTAAATTGGTTTTCATATCCGCAACATTATTAAAAATGGCGGCGCCCACGATGGCGAGGATACCATCTAGATATTGGGATTCCCTGGCGGTGTCCGGGTTCCCCGTAGGAGTGAACCCAGCCGCGCCTAATATCGCTTGTTGAAACCCGAAGCTATCATTAACTAGGTCCGCGACAAATGGCGTACCCGTGCCGTCGCCGGAAACCGTTACATTTCTCGCTGAGCCTAGCGGGTAATTTGAGTCAGCGGGGTTTATTTTCCCCGAGAATAATGTTTCTGGATTAATAGCCATGTTACAAGCTCCTGTTTTTTAAATTTACAGCATTCTATACCACATATGGAAAACCATGTAAGGAGGTATTAAATCCTGGTCACTAACGCCCCCACTTAGTCCGTGATTGTGGCCTAGGTTACCGCCCGTGCTTGAGGTGTCTTGGTCAAAGAAACTTGAGTCCCCATCAGATGCGCCGTTTGACCCCGCCCCCCTTGTATTCTCTCGGACATAATTGTGGTTGTGGTTGGGCATCTGGTCAACCGTCAAAGTGTGGTCATCAACCGCGAAATCATCCCCGTGGCTGTGCGTTTTAGTGCCCCCCATTTCGCCAGACGTATCGAAATCTGTGTCCGCCTCATCTAAGCCAACTAAAAATTTACCACTTACCCGCTTCCAAGTTCCGACACCATAAAGATCCCCCGGATCAGTTGAGTCAAGTGATATGTAGAGTTTACCGACGGGGTGATTTGTTGCAAATGTATTTGCGGCTTCGGATAACCATTTTGTGCGCGGGGTTGATTCGCTCACAGGGTTTTGTATGGTACTGGACGGGCCATTAGCCTCGGCGCATACGTATGTCACGCCGTCAGAACCCACAACTTTTGTGCCGACCGCAAAATCAACGCGGCTGTACCAACGTAAATTAAAAATCGACGCTAAATACTGGGGCGCTTGGACCGTGTCGGGATTGCCGTTTGGTACAAGCCCTGCGGCGGCGAGTAGCGACTGCATTAAACCGTATAAATCATCCAGACCCGCTTTTTCTAACGGCGTGCCATCCAAAGCGCCTGGCGATGTTTCGTTTTTAGCGGAGCCGTACGGATAACTAGCGTCTGCGGCGGTCGTGTTGGCGTAGGTGTTGTTAATATTTAAAGCCATCTAGCTATACTCCACTATTAAGCCTATCCACTGTTGGGCTGGGCATAATTTTAAACATAAAGCCTCGAACTCGTCTCGTCGGGCTAAGTCTATTGTTGCCTTGGCGCCAAAATCCTCGGCGCCAAGATAAATAATATAAGGCCATTTAGCCTCGTCTGTTGGTATTTCGTACACTATTGTAGCAGGTTTATTTACTAATAACTTGCCCGAAGCGCCGTTAGTAGCGCCACTAATTGCCTGCGCGTTGCCGCTAATTGCTACTGAGCCCCCGCTGTTTAGATAGAAACCTAGCCCGGTTGTACCGTCGGCTAACACTTCGAACGGGTTCCGGGGCGTTGGCGCGGAGGCTGTCTCAGTGCGTATAATGTTGCCCGCTTCTGCTAGGGGTTCGCCACACTCAGCTAAAGTTTCTCCGCATTCTATGATGTAAGACAATTGCCACCATTCGTGTACGTAGATGTCGAATCCCGCCGCTTGTAATGAGTCTTGTATATATCGGGGTGATTGCCCGCCTAATGCTTTCCAAGTAGCGTCTAAACGGTCTCGGCGCTCCTGTATAGTCAATGTGGTTGCGGGTAGCCCGAACTGTTTTTCCCATGCGTCAAGCTCGCGGGTAGTCTGCGGGAATATATCGGACCATACTAAATCCACATATTCTTTAATATCAGCGCCTAAAAAAGTTAAGCCCTCGAAAAATTGGCGGAGCTTTTTATTAACAGTTAGGCGCCACGCTCTAGCGTTAGGTAGTAAGTGTTGAAAAATTCTAAGAAACATTAGATAAACCCTATGCTAGCCGCTTTCGCCTTTTCTCCGATACCCAGTTCGTAGGTTGTTACGGGCGTTGTGTCGGTTTCCTCTATCGTGGCCGTGTCAAATACTCCGCCCGAGGCGCTTACGATACTATCAACAATGCTAATGATGGCGCCCTGAGTTATCCGGTCCCGTCTAGGTGGTATGCTTAAGCCTATAATAAACGGTTCGCGGTCTAAAAAATACTGTGTTATAGCCGCCGTTATAGCTGCTTGAACCGCCGCTAAATCGTCTACGACTACCCCGTCAATTTCCACATTAAAACCCGTTCTAGTAATTGCGTTACTGTTTACAAACGCATTAACGGGGCGGCGCGTTGCTCGGCCATTTTGATCTAATTCTACCGAGTTAAGTACCGCCAGTAATTGCGCTGACGTGGGTATCCCATCGGCTGATCCAGAACTTGCGACCGTCGCTTCTGAGTATAAATCGACTTCGCCAGGGTCGCCGGTGTACGGGTAGACGTTTATTATTCCGACGACTTCCTCGCCCCACCCTTCATAATCCGCGTATGCGCCACCCTGCGGGCGTTTTTGAAATTTATCGACAATACGCTGGCGATATGCTTCGGTAGACTCTGCGTTGGCGCCCGTGACTGCTTGAGAGTACACAACTGCATTACGATTAACGTTGGCTAGCGGGTTGGCAAAGCTGACAACATCCGCGATCTCTAAATTGCCAATAACACCCGCGCCCCCTCCGCCTTGCTGGTCCGCCGAAGCGCGTATCGTGACTTGCACCGTTGACGCGTTTAAATTTATTGTGCCGATTGTTATA